AGGAGGTGCTGACCGGGTACGTCGGCGCCGGGATCGTGGCGGTGGACGAGGCGCGGGCGATGATCGGCCGGCCGCCGCTGGCATCGATCGAGGCCGAGGGGACGACGCCGGCGGGGACGCCGGAACTGACACCGCAGGAGGTGACCGGGTGAGCGAGCTGGTGATCTGCCGGTCGATGCCGGACACGGCGATGGAACCGGTCGGGGACGGGTGGACGGTCGGCGGGATCGCGATGCCCTACGGCCGGGAGCAGGTGGTTTCCGACGACCGGGGGGTGACGTCCTACGTCGAGGAGATCGCGTATGGCGCGTTCGAGCGGGACTGCCGCGGTCACCCGTTCGGCTGGGTCCAGTTGCGGCACGGCCACGGTGAAGTGGACCGGGACCGGTTCCTGGGCCGGTGCGTGCACCTGGCCGAACGTGACGAGGGGCTGTGGGCCGAGTTCAAACTCAACCGGGACCATCCACTGGCCGAGGAGGCCCGCTCGGGTGACCTGGTCGGCTGGTCGGTGTCCGCGACCGTACGCAAGACCCGCGAGGTCAGACGCGGCGGCCGGGTCGTGACCGTGCGTGAACAGTGCCAGCTGCACCACATCGCGGCGACCGCGAGCCCGCAATACGCAGGGGCGGGGGTGCTGGTGTCGCGGGAGCATGTGCTGATCCCGGCGGACCCGACACCCCGGTTGGACGCGGTGCGTGCCAGGTGGGCGGAGAAGGGTTATCGTCTGACTCGCACGTCGTAGCGCCGACACCCGGCCTGAAACGACCCGACACCCGGCCTGAGAGCCGACACCCGGGCGAGCCGACACCCGGCCAGACACCGTCCACCGCTGTCTGCCCGGAGGCCCATGATGGGTGCATACCTGGACCGGCTCAACGCCGAGTTCGACGAGATCACCGCCGCGAACACCGAGATCATCGAGCGGGCCGCGGCCGAGGACCGCGACCTCACCGATGACGAGAACGCCACGATCGACCGTGCGGACAAGCGCCGCGACGAGCTGACCAAGGTGATCGAGCATCACCAGGCGCTTGAGGACCGCACCAACCGGGTGCTTGAGGCGCGGGCGAAGGTGCGGCCGGCGCCGGTGCTGCTGCGGTCCAAGCCGGACGGCGGCGGCGAGTACGACATCACCAAGGACTTCCCCACCGCGGGTCACTACGCGATGACCCTGCACCGGGCCGTGGTGAACAAGGACCCGGAGGCGATCGAGAAGATCGAGCGGGCCACCGCGAACCAGACCACCGCCGACAACCCGGGCATCATCCCGCGGCCGCTGGTCGGGCCGCTGATCAACAGCCTGCCGGCGACCCGGCCGTTGATCGCGTCGGTGCCGAACCGGCCGGCGACCGCGCCGAAGTTCGACCGGCCCAAGATCACCCAGCATGTGGACGTGCAGAAGCAGGCGGCGGAGAAGCAGCCGACCGCGTCCCGGCAGATGACCATCGACTCGGTGCCGGTGGCGCTGGACACGTACGCCGGGCACGTCAACGTGTCCCGGCAGGACCTGCGCTGGACCCAGCCGAGCATCCTGCAAGTCCTGTTCGACGACTTCACGAGGGTGTACGCGCAACGCACCGACGCGGCCGCGTGCACCGAGTTCCCCGCCGACATCGCGGTCACCGCGGCGCTGGCCGACTACACCCCGGCCGCGGTCGAGGCGTTCCTGCGCAAAGCGGTGGGCACGGTCGCGGCCAACGCCAGCGGCGCCGTCGTCGACACGATCTGGATGAGCCCGGACGTGTGGGCCGGGCTCGGCGCGTCGACGATCACCAGCGGCGCGAAGGCGTACAACCTGCCGCTCACCGGCGGCGGTGACGTACTCGGCCTGCGCCCGGTGCTGGACCCGCAGTTCGCGGCGCAGACGCTCATCGTCGGCGCGGCCGCGCTCGCCGAGTACTGGGAGGACCTGGACGGGTTCATCACCGTCGACGAGCCCGACGTGCTCGGGCAGATGGTCGGCTACGCCGGCTACGCCGACTTCGTGGTCGTCGACCCGGGCGGGTTCGTCCGCGCGACCGGACTGCCGGCACCCACCGACACGCAGACCACGCAGGCGGCGGGCAGCGGATCAGACTCCACGAACGGCGGCAAGTAGTCGCCGCCGTGACTGTCACCGTCACGCTCGAGCAGGCCCGCGCGTGGATCCAGGTCCCCGCGTCGGTCCTGCCCGACGACGAGCTGCAGGTGCTGTTCGACGCTGAGCAGGCCACCCAAGCCGAGCTGTGCACGGTCACCGACACCGAACAGCCGGCCCTCGACGCGGCGCTGCTGCGCCGGATCGCCCGGTCGGCCGCGGCGAAAGGGATCCCGCTCGGCATCGTCGCCACGGACGCCGAGTACGGCGCGGCGACCCTGCCCGCGTGGGATGCGGAGGTGGCCCGGTACGAGGGGCCGTGGCGGATCCAGGTGCTGGCGTGAGCAGCTCCAGCCAGATCCGCGACGAGCTCGTCGAGGTGCTCGGCAAGGTCGACGGGATCAGCCCGTCCCGGACCACCCCGCCGGCGGTGCTGCCCGGCTGCGCCTGGCCGGTCCGCTACCAGACCAGCTGGCGCAACGGCTGCCACCTCAACACGTCCTGGTTCGTCATGGTGGCGCTGCCGAACGTGGACCGCGACGACACCGTCGACGAGGGCGACCGGCTGCTCGACGACGTCGCCGACGCGCTGTGGACCTACTGCCAGATCGTCAACGTGCAGGACTGGGCCTGGCCGGTCGGCCAGTCCTCGGTGCCCGCGCTCCGCTTCACGATCAACGTCAACACCTAGGAGGCCGACCGTGGCACCGAACACCACCAAGCTGGGGCCGGGCACGCTCAAGCTCGGCGACGACACCACCGGGCTCACCCTGGACTGCCAGCTCATCAACGGCGTCGTGTCGTGGGACAACGACACCAGCGACGACATCACCGTGCTGTGCGGCGACAAGGTCCCCGGCTCACGCACCTACACCTCCACCTTCGCCGGCACGTTCCTGCAGGACCTCACCGACGAGGCCGGGATCACCGGGTTCTCCTGGACGCACAAGGGTGAGCAGGTGCCGTTCGAGTACGTGCCGAACACCGCGGCCGCGGTGACCTGCACCGGCACGGTGATCATCGACCCGATCGACTTCGGGTCGACCGACGACTACGGCACGCCGATGCAGTCCGACTTCGAGTGGGACCTGGTCGGCGACCCGGTCCTCGCCTTCGGCACCGGCACCGGCGGCGCCGGCGCGGCCGCGGCACCGGCCGAGCAGGAGCCGGCGGCGGCGGGCGACACGGCCCCGGCGGCCTAGTTGGCTGAGATCGAGGTCCAGGGGGCGGCGCGGCTGGAGTCGACGCTCGGCGCCGCGGCGCGCCGGCTCGGCGACCTGGTCGACGCGCAGTCCGCGGCCGGGCGGATCATCGCCGCCCGCGCGTCCGCGGCCGCGCCCCGCAAGACCGGGCAGCTGGCCGCGTCGGTGCGGTGGGCGTCCGAACCGGGACAGGTCGAGATCGGTTCCGATCTCGCCTATGCGGGGCCGCAGAACTACGGGGTGCCGGCGCACAACATCCGCGCCTCCCTGTTCCTGACCAACGCCCCCACCGACACGGTCACGCAGTGGTCGGCCGCGTACGAGGAGAACGTGCAGGCGATCCTCGACACCGTGCAAGGAGCGTGACCCGATGGCAACTGTGCGCCGGCATGTGCGGCTCGTCCTGGCCGGGCAGAAGTTCGATCTGAACACCAACGCGGTGGACATGGTCAAGGCCGACCGGGACGGTGAGGGTGAGCTCACCCGCGGCATGCGGGTGCTGCACCAGGCGTGCCTGCGGCAACGCGTCGAAGGCGTGCCGGTCAAGTTCGACGTGTTCCTCGAGCAGCTCGACGACATCGAGGACCTCGACGACCTGGAGGCGGTCGACGCGGAAGCGGACCCTACTCCGACGACGGCCTAGGGATGTTGGCCGTCATGCTGGCCGTGGAGACCGGCGTCGCGCACACCGTGTGGCTGGATGACCCGCGGGCGCTGTTCACCGCGGTCCGCTACCTGGAGCGGCGCGCCGAACTGCTCAAGCGGCGGCGGTGACCGGTGGCCGCCGTCCTCAAGATCGCGGTCGTCGCGGAGGCGGCGAAGGCGATCTCCACGCTGGGCCGGGTCGAGTCCGCGACCGGTCAGGCGGCGTCCGGCGCGTCCAAGGCCGGCTCCAAGCTGGGCAGCATGGCGAAGGGCGCGGCCGCGCTGGCCGGCGGTGCCGCGCTCGGCGCCGTGGTCGGGGTGCTCAAGACCGGTATCGGTGAGCAGAACGATTTCCTGGCCGGGCAGGCGCAGCTGGCGAACGGGATCAAGACCACCGGCAACGCCGCCAACGTCAGCGTGAAGGGGCTCGAGTCGCTGGCCGGGTCGATCCAGTCCTACTCGGGGCAGACCGACGACAGCATCGTCGCCTCGGAGAAGCTGCTGCTGACGTTCACCAAGGTCGGCAACGCGGCCGGCAAGGGCAACGACATCTTCAACCAGGCCACCAAGATGACCGCGGACATGGCCGCGAAGATGGGCGGCGACGCGTCGAAGTACGCCGTGCAGCTCGGCAAAGCCCTCAACGACCCGGTCAAGGGGATCAGCGCGCTCACCCGCGTCGGGGTGTCCTTCGACGAGGGACAGAAGAAACAGATCAAGTCGATGGTCGCGTCCGGCAACACGATGGGCGCGCAGAAGATCATCATGGGGGAGTTGCAGAAGGAGTTCGGCGGCTCGGCGAAGGCGGCCGGGCAGACCCTGCCGGGGCAGATGGAACGCGCGAAACGCTCCTTCGAAGACATGGCGCAGTCCATCGGCGCGGCGGTCCTGCCGCTGCTGCAGCAGCTGGTGTCCGCGGTCGGGCCGGTACTCAAGTCCGCGATGTCCGCGCTCGGCCCGGTCATCGCGCAACTGGCGAAGGTGATCGGCCCGGTGCTCACCACCGTCATCAAAGCCCTCGTCCCGGTGATCAACACGCTGGCGCCGCTGATCGGGCAGATCCTGGTCACCGCGGTCCGGGCGATCGCGCCCCTGCTGGCCAAGCTGGCGCCGCTGTTCATCGCGATCGTGCAGGTCGTCGCGTCCCTGCTGATGCCGGTGCTCAAGGCGCTGGCGCCGATCTTCCCGGTGATCACCGCCGCGTTCGGCACCATCGTCGCCGCGATCCAGCCGATCATCCCGATCATCGGCCAGTTCGCGTCGATCATCGGCAACATCCTCGGCCAGGCGCTCAAAGCACTGGCGCCGCTGCTGCCGCCGATCGCCACCCTGATCGGCGCGGTGCTGAGCGCGATCGTGCCGCTGCTGCCGATCGTGAACCTGGCCGCCAAGCTGATCGGGGTCGTGCTGGTGACCGCGATCAAGCTGCTGGTGCCGGTGATCAACGTGGTCGTGTCGGTGCTGACCTGGTGGTACCGCACCCTGGCGTCGCTGGTGAAGGCCGCGGTGACCGCCGTGTCCGGCGCGATCAAGGCGATCATCGGCTGGTTCAAGACCGTGGTGAGCGCCATCGGCGGCGCGCTGTCCGGGGTGGCGAACGCGATCTATACCCCGTTCAAGAACGCGTGGGACTGGATCTCGAAGTACGTCGTGTCGCCGATCAAGAAGATGTTCGACGGGGTTGTCGGCGGCATTGAGAAGGCGCTGTCCGGGGTGAAGGACGCGATCACCAAGCCGTTTAAAGCCGCGTACGACTGGCTTGTGGAACACGTCGGCAAGCCGATCATCGATATGTGGAACGGCATCGCGAACACGCTCAACAAGATCCACGTCTCGGTCAAGATCCCAACCAACGCGGTCACGAAGTTCCTGCACATCGCCGGCAAGGGCTTCGAGTTCTCGATGCCGCACATCCCCACCCTCGCCGCCGGCGGCGTCGTCGACCGGGCCACGCTCGCCATGATCGGCGAGGGCCGGGGGCGGGAGATCGTGGCGCCGGAGCCGATGCTGCGTGCGCTGATCCGCGACGAGCTCGGCGGCGGCGGGGACACGTACGTCATCAACATTCACGACGCGTTCGACCCGGACATGGTGGCCCGCAAGCTCGAGGCCGTGCTCAAGCGGCGCGAGCGGCGCGTCAACGGGGTGGTGCGCCGCGGCGCCCCGGTCGGCGGTGTCGCATGAGCGCCGCCGGGTCCGACGCGGGCGTGTCCTGCGAGGTGTACGTGGAAGGCACCCGGCTCGCCGACACCGGCGCGGACTTCGCGGCGTCCACCCCGACGGTGTTGTCCGGGCTGTCCATGACCTGGGGCCGGGACAACGTCGCCGACCAGCCCGACGCGGCGTCCTGCTCGCTGACGGTTGCCGACAAGGGCGCGGACGCGGACTTCCTCGGGCTGCTGCACGTCGGCCGGCAGTTGGACGTGTACGCCGCCGGCGCTACCGGCAGCGCGTCCCAGCCGGCCGATATCGCCGTGGACGGCGACTTCGAGACCGCCGACCCGGCCGGGCGGGTATACGTGGCCGGCGGGTCGGCCGCCGTCGACGCGCGCGCCTCGACCGGCACCCGCGCGCTGCGGATCACCACGGCCGGGTCGGCCTCCCCGGTGTGGGTGCCGCCGGCCCCGTACGGGACGACCGC